AAAAGAATAACCGCATAATTGTAATTATGCAACTTTTACCCTACATCTCCACGTAATCGTTTTAAAGTAGCTGCTGGTAAAGCGTTAAATTCTTCATCAGTCATGTTAGCTATATCAACTACCTTTTCACCATGCGCAGAAGAACTTTCTCCAGGCATATCAGGGGGTTGGGTTTCGGCAGCTTTAAGTTTTTTAGACACTTCTTTACGTTTTTTAGCTACTTGGTCTGTAGTTTGTTTAGGTGCTGGGGCATCTAAAGTAGTTTCTCCCCCAGTAGATTTAATATCATTTGTTTTTACCACATAAGTAACCGCTTTTTGCAAAGCCTCAACAACATTATTGCCTTGAGAAACAAAAGCATCTCTTAATTGTATTACTTCATTAGTATATTCTTGGTTAAAAGTTTCAGAATTTTTATCAAAAACAGGGTATTGGGTCTCCATTTCTATAGCTGCTGTTTGTAAAGCCTGTAACTGCTGGGAATGTTCAGTATGTTGATTAAATTTTTGCCCCATTTCAAACTCAAGTTGAGTTTTTTCAGCTTCTCTTATTTCTTTTCTAAGAGCCACAGCCTTATCAGTTTCTCCGTTTAATACATGTTCTTGGTATTCAAGCTCTTTCGTATCAAAATCATAAGGTTCTGGTGCCGGTTCTACAGGTGGAGTTTCAGAAGCTTCTCGCTCTGCAGTTAAAGCATCTAATTGTTCCTGAAGTTTTCTTTGTTTAGCAAGGACTTCGTCCAATCTAGACTTCGGAACCATAGGTTTTTTAGGTTCTGGCTCTGTTTCTTCTTCCAGTTCAGCAACCTCTTCCAGTTCTGGCTCTGGTTCTTCTGTTGTTTCTTCTGATTCTGCTGATTCTTCAGCATCTTCAGTAGTCTCCTCTGCCGTAATGTCACCATCTGTTTTGTTCTCATCTTGTTCGGTTTCAGCAACAGCTTCTTCTGTTACTTCCTCAGTTGTTTCTTCCTCATTCAGAACTTCATCTGTTATTTCTTCAGGAAAATTTAAATCAACCTCATACTTAGCCTTTTCCACAGGATCAGATCCTGGATAATTAGGCCCAAGTACAATACCGCTTTCTTCATTTTTTTCTTCAGCCATTAATAACTCCTTTTATTAATATCCGTAGCCTTTTTTTGGCTTAGGTTTTTTAGCTTTTGTAGTTTTTGAAGGTTTCTTACTTTTTTTAGAAGGTTTTTTCTTAGACCCTTTACCGTATCGCATAACAATCTCCTTTACTTATGTATTTTTTGCACTTCAAAAGATGCTTTTTTACTAGCACCTTTATGTGGTTTATAACCAGCTGGTGGATTTTTCATAAGTTTAAAACTTTTACCAGATTTCATCCAATGATAACCTTTTGGAGCTTCAACTGCTTTTTTAACCATAGATATTTCCTAATTTAAATTTTCTATGTTAGCTGGGCCCGGCATTTGTGGAGTCACGTTACCGGATCGAGAAGCTGTATTCATAGCTGTAACAGCTAACTTAGATGCAGCTTGAGTACTAGCTTGATTTTGTCTAGTTTGATTAGTTAGAGATGCTAATTCTCTTCTAAGATCAAGTTCACGCTGCTTCATTTCAAGTTTAGATTGTAGTTCTGCAGCGCCAAGTTGTGGTTTACTAGCACTTTCCTGGGCTTTAGCCATATTAACTTGCGCTTCACTTTGCAGTTTTTGAACCTCAGCCTCAAGTTTAGCTATTTCAAGCTGCAACTGCTGCATAGCCATTTGTTGTTGTATTTGCTGCATTTGCGCTTGTTCTTCCGTAGGAGGCTCTTGCCCCGTCATTCTACGTATACGGGTTGCAAGTTCTTCTTTACGGTTAAGATGGCTGTACTCAATAATTGCATCGTCAGGTATTGCAACCCCAACAGTACGTAAGTTAAGAGCTTCAGCAAATTGTACTTCGTCAAACGAATCACGAGCAGGAGCAGTATTAACAACTACATCATATTCACCTAAAGTAATATCATTGACTACAATTCCTTCCGGAAGAGTTTGGTTAACAACCATAGGTTCATTAGGTTTCATAGGATCTTCTTCATTGGTGATCATTATTACTCGTTCTTCCGTGTAATAATTCTGAACCAGATTTAATACCTTCTCCGCCAGATATAATCTTGTTTTCTTAAGGTTATCCAACGGAACCTGAATCATTATAATGCCGCGATTCTGTTTAGCCTGAATAGCTATACCTGATACTTCAGCACTGTCAGTACCAAGCATTGAATCATTAATACCACTAATATCTTTTATATTTGCAGCAGCTTTCTGGCTTATCCTGTCTAAACCAGTAGGTATCTGGTTTGGTGGAATCTTGCCAGGGGGTGTAGAACCTCGGTTGTATTCAAGAACAAGACCTGTTTCTGCTCCATGTTCTTCAAGGTCTTCTACCTGCATACTACTTAACGACCCTGACTCAACCAGCCAACCACTATTAGCAGTTGTATTTACAATATGAAGCTCCTGGCTGGTAACTTTGTTCAATTGTTCCTGCGGAGACAACAGATTACGCACCATGCCAAACGGTCTGCCCCTACGGAAATACGCAAAAAACGGCACAATTGTAAATTCATCATACGGGGACCAGTCATCAAACAATACTGTTTTATCGCATGTTACTGTCCAGCGCACCTTCTTTTTCATCTTGGAATAAATCTGCAGGCCATATTGTTTTGCAAATTTTTTAGCTTTAGTATCAGACCAGTTTTCAGGAATAGGCCGCATGTCCCCATTTTGTGGATCGAGATAACAATCTACTTTAGTTAATTTTTTATATTGGCGTTCAATTACTCTAAGCGCTTTAATACTTCTATATTCATCATCTGAAGTAGTGGTAGTACCTATATAGTTATCACTCTCATCAGTATCACCATACCGCGTTTCATAATACTCTACTGAGTCTCTACCAAATGACTGGCCGTTTTCTGCAATAAATACAAGCTTATCCGCCTGCTTCTTACCATATAGTTCTTCTATCTCATCAAGAGTCATCCACTTGGTTTCAAAAACTTCGTTCCACGTTTTAGGATCATAGTCCTTAGCATCCGGATCAAGAATAATATCCAACGGATCCTTAGCAGTTATCCTGACTTCACCCTGCATGTTATCACTAAAGTCTATACGAACATCGAAGTACCCACGACCGTCCATTATAAGACCATCACTAAATACCTGCTGTTCTATCCAATCCAGTTTGTTATTATCGGCAATCTGCATAAACAGCTTAGTCAAAGTATCAGCTGTTTGCTGGTCACCTTTTCGCCTAGGTTTAAATCTTATATCTGCACGTCTACTGGCCTGCTCTCCAAGAACAGTATTTACCGTGGGTAATATAGTATTGATTGTCAGTGCCGGGCGCCCCTCTGCATCAAGTGCAGTTATATCGGCCGAGTCCCACTGCTCACCCTGATAATAAGCATCACATTTTTTAGCAAGATCAATATAGTCTACGTGCCCATTATCACGGGCTCGAACATATCTATCCCACTGATGGCTGCTAATTGTTTCTTCGTCTTGAGCAGAAATTTTTCTTCGTTTAGGTAGTACTGCCATATATTAAGCTCTCATCGCAGATTTAGTTCGGGTTTCTTTAGCCAAGTGTTGAAGTCTATCACGCCAGGACGGAGGTTGAACTATTCTTTCAGAAAATGTATTAAATTCTGTCATCATAAGTCCTATCCATGCTAATGCGTCCACCTGATCGTCATGCACTCCATTAGGGAATCGTAAAAGTTCTGCAACTAATGGCCCCGAAAAATTTTCATTCCTCGGGATATATACCATCCCCTGTTGCATCCGTCCCTGGATAGCTCTGGCTCGGGCTTCTTTATCGCGCCTGCCAGTTTTCAAATCTTTAAAATACGCTTCATGAAGCCCCCGCTCCCTGACACGTTTCTCCAGAAAAGGGCCCAATGCCATTTCAATATGACCTTTTTCTATGCCTATAATAGACGGCTTCCACAATTCATACAAATCCAGTATCCTTTCTACCAGTTCGAAGCCGTCAAATCTACCCCTATCTATATCAACAACGAACATCCGGTCGTACTCATCCACCCCTACAACTATGCCAACCGAGTAGTCGTTCCTGTCCCGTTGCCCGATAGCCAAGTCCCACGCACAGTAGAACCGCATACGATCCAGATCTATATCATTAGGCTCAAAGTACTGGATCATATCCCTCGTAAAGTATTCCCCATCATCCGCCACCGGATTCTGCTGGTAAAGTGCAGACCAGTCCCTTGGTCCAACTGCTTTACGAATCCGGTCCAGTGCATCAAGACCATATCGCTCTTTATGCAATGGATCACCCTGCTTACGGAACTTCTCATCTTCTTCCGCAATTGCAGGATAACGGACAACTTCCCAATGGTCGCCACCCTCCGTGGTAGCTCTCAATAATCGACCTGCTAAATCATCATCGTGCCATCGGGTAAGAATAACAAGAATACCACCACCTGGCGCCAGTCGGGTATAAGCGGTGGAAGTATACCAATCCCACGTAGCACTCCTGTTATTCTGGGATTCTGCATCCTCCCTGTTTTTAATCGGATCATCTATTAAAAGAATATGGGCCCCTTTACCTGTAATACCCCCGCCAACACCAGCGGCTACATAACCACCACCATTAACCGTTAACCATGCTTCGGCTGACTGTGAATCCGGATCAAGTCTGGTTTTAAATGCAGATTTATAAGACGGCTCACGTAACAACTGCCGTACTTTACGGCTGAAGCCCATGGCCAACGATCCGGAATACGAACAACCTATAAACTCATGAGCGGGGTTTCTACCCAAATGCCATGCGGGAAAGGCCACTGATGCAAGTGTACTTTTACCGTGTCTGGGGGGCATAAACAACATAAGCCGTGGTGACTTTTTATCAACTACGTCACGACTGAATTTTTCCAAACGGGCACAAACGTCTTTGTGCACCCAACCCGCATTGTAATCGGGGTTAAACCTTTCTACAAAAGGCAACATCCTTTTTCTTGTAAGGAAACGTAAAGCCAGTTCTGCACGAGCTTTATCCTGTGCCGATACGTCTTTCTCTTCTTCTACCTTTTCCTCTACCTTCTGTTCAGGAGCAGGTAAAGCCTCGGATATATCTGCTTTACAATACGCACATAGCTTATCGTTTTCTGCAAAAAGAGTTACCGGCCGCGATATGTGGCAGCGGTAACACTCGAATAGCTGTGTCTCAGGTACTGCTGACATCTATACGTATTTATCTATTTTAGTTGTTTGTGGTTTCTTGCGTTCAACAAGCTCTTTTGGCTCTGGTTGAGGCCGTTGTTCATTTTGCGGTACCAAAGGTTTTTGGTAATGGTCTCTGTTTATTGGTGCTATTTGCATTAATCAAACCTTTTATTATAAGTCAGGCCAAAATACGGGTCTTGATTTTCAGCAAACCTTACATTAGCACCAAGAGTCCCCCCAAACACATCATCTTTTCTGGCAGAAATATTACCTGTTTGATAGGTATTTGAAGGCATACCGCCCAATGTCCGGGTTTCACCGTAATCTACACCAATACCAAAACTGCTTTTGGGAAAAGTTATATTTACACCACCAATTGTAGCTAAAACAGGAGGAAGGTCTCCGATTAAATTAGACATATTAACCCTTGCTGAACCTGTAATACCTACATTTTCATTAGAATACAAAGGCACGTCTTCAATAGAACCCCCTATACTGGTATCTAACTTATTCCGTTTATAACGAGGGTCAGATTTAGGAAGAGCGCCATGTAAATTCCCGCCCATTTGAGTAGAAGCACCTCTACCTAGTTTAGACATCTCCATACGCTGTGAAGGTTCTTCCATATTTGGGGCAGAAGGACGGACATTTGCAGCATTTGCACCTGCAGTAAGTTTACCAAAACCCTCAATTGAAGGATTATCCAAAAAACTTTTTATATCGGCTTCTTTAAAATTAAAAGTACTTCTTTCTTCAGCCATTATCAGGCTCCAGATAGTTTTCGGAGTGCCCAGCTATCTTAAGTAACTCTTCATCACTCATTCTTTCCAGCTGTTTTACCCCATTTACATTAATATTAACCTGAGTTGCGTTATCAGGCTGGTGTAATCCGTGCAACTTACACAAAGAATCCACGGTGCCCTTCATTTCTGTAGCATTTGCAGACGCAATGTACGTATCCATGTACATTTTATGCGCATGAGCTCGTGTAAACTTGGTTTCTTCGCGTAATTCCTGCTTGAGATAGTCAAGTGCCTGTTTAATCTTGGGTTTATTAGCAACCCTGCTGGCATAATGCCGTGTTTTGTACCCGACAGCACGTCCAGCGGCAGTAATTGTCATACCACTTGCTATTAAATTAATGAAACGCTCTTCCTGGACCGTTAATTCATTAGTATGTAGCCCCATATATGGCATTTTGGACTGGAATTCCACATGCTCAGGGACTTCGTACTCTTCCAATGGTTCGATATCTTTGTCCATGGCCTTGAAATATACCGTATAAACAAACAATTAAGCAAATTTTTACTAAAAAAATTTCAAAAAAATTTTTTTATATACCACTCTGTCACTCATCTATACCTTGCCTCCGAAGCACACCTAACCCCCGATTTTCATATTGGAACCTTGTTTTGCATTTTACATATGGGGCCCCATTTGCAAAGAGGACCCAATGACTCGCGCATTGGGTCAGTTTGCATTTTCTATTGTATTTTTTATTTCAATTTAACTAGGAGGTCTATCATGACTACAGAAACTAAAACTACTTGGGAAGGCGAAGAACGTCCGTTTTGGAGAATCCACGATGACTGCGACATCAAAATCAAAGAACTACCAAATGGTAGAGTCCGTGTTTGGTGTGCTTGGAGCTACTGGAAAGAAAATGACAAATACCTTAAAGACAACAAAGTAGGTACTGTCAAGTGTGTTGTCGAGAGCATAGGCTTAATGACGAAAGAAAAAGCTGAAGAGCTTATGGAAGCGTCATACGAGTCTGGACAATTTGTCTTCAAAGGTGCTTCTGCATCCTACATCCATCGCTCTGCAACAGAGAGAGATGTTGAATACGACTTAGAGTCATAACCCAACAGCCTGGCTATCAGGTTCCTCGCGGAATCTGATAGTCGGCATTTTTTATTGTATTTCTTAGTTTAATTTAACTATCT